AATGAATTTGAAAAGGAAATTGAAAGTTCTGCAGGTGGTTCAGAACGTTCTGTAGGTGGGTATGGCAGTGAATTTGATGAAGACTCTGAAGTTGGTCCTCGTTCAATTACTGATGAATATTTCCGTGATAGGGAAGAAGATTTAAATGAAGTAAATGAAGATTCATCGTATATTTATGTCAATCTTCCCAATCCTGATCTTGATGAAATAATATGGGACTATAAAACAGTTCAGAAAGAATTTGAAGAATTTTATCTACATGAGAAGAGTGGGTATCGCATGGCGGACCGTTTAGATGCTTGGGAAACTGCACCTAAAGTGTTCAAAGAATTTCGTGACCAAAATAAATCGATTATTGATTATCTTGCAAAGGAATTTGAAATGAAAAAGCGGGCCGATGAGTATAAGAGAACTGCAAGTGCTAATACTGGAATGCTTAATACTTCAAAATTGTATTCTTACAAATATTCTGATAATTTGTTTAAGAGAATTGCAACGGTCCACTCTGGTAAAAATCATGGTTTAGTAATGTTCATTGACTGGTCTGGGTCTATGCAATCTAATTTGGTTGGAACAATGGAACAGTTATTGATTTTAGTTATGTTTTGCAGAAAAGTTCAGATTCCGTATGATGTTTATGCATTTACTGACCGATTACCGATGGGCGGGAGAAAAGCAAGAAAAAGACACTCTGGAGAAACTGTGAGCAGTCGTGGCTTTGGGGAAGAATATGCAGATCGGAAACCTTCTTGGGAGGAGGAACCTAATACTTTGATGATGGAAAATAAGTTTAATTTGATTCAGTTATTTTCAAATAGAATGTCTAATATTGCATTTAATAAAGCATGTTGGAACGCTATTAATATTCGCGATCATTATACATACTATCGTCAATCTCGTACTCGTTGTCCTGATATTGCACCAATATTTAATCTTGGTGGGACTCCTTTGAATGCTGCAATTACTGCCGCTCATGATGTGATTCGGAAATTTAAAAAAGATAACGATATTCAGATTGTTAATTCGGTATTTTTGACTGACGGAGATTCTCATAGTTGTGGTGGTTACCTTGATCGAAATAACCGTTCACACGCCTTTGGACGCCATGATATTTTGACTATCCGTGACCGTCAATCAAAAACCGAAATTGTAACTAATAAACGTTTCAGAACCCGAGTTCAGACTGAAATGCTTTTTAATTCTCTCCGTAAATCTGTTGGAGTCAATATCATTGGGTTTTTTCTCGTTAATCGAATTAATCGTCATAGCTTCGGTACTTTTTTACCTTCTGATGGTAATACATCTTATGATGATTTTATGACCATGTGGCGTAAAGAAAAATGTGTTGTAACTGATATTGATGGTTATGATAATTTATATATAATTAAAGATGGCGCTGATTTACAAGTTGATGGTAATTCAGAACTTGACAAAGTTGATGCTGGAGCAAAAAAGTCTGCAATCCGAACAGCTTTTAAGAAAATGAATCGTAATAAATTAAAAAACCGTGTGGTACTTAATAAATTTGTTGAACTAATATCATAAGGGATAATAAATGTCTAATCATAATGCAGAAGAAACTGTAAAATATGATAATATAAAAAAACAACAAGAAGTGGAAGAATATAAAAAAAGTATGCAACTTAATTTATTTTCAGAAAAGGAATGGGGAGATATTTTATTTCAAAAAGAAATGGAAATAAAAGATATTTCTGATTCTATGATTAAATCCTGGGACCGGCAGTTTCCGGAAACTGATTGACTAGAAAAGAAGAAAAAACACTTGACAATGATGAATAATTTCTGTATAATATGATCTGTGAGTGAGTAATGCAATCTTATAACCCTTTTGTAATGAAGACCTATGCTGTATGCACAATTGACTGAAAAACAGAGACAATTTGTTGACCTAGCAATTTCCGAAGGTTTTACTGAGGAGATTACTACAAAGAACATTAAAGAATTGCAGACCAAGTATAATAATACTTTGTCCGTACAGTGGTTGCAAAAAGATGATACTTTTCGGATGTCACGTGGTGTATATCGTCTCCCTAAAGTATCTGCTAATGGTTCAGTTGTAATGAGTGAAAGCGTCCTTAATCCTGTGACCGCAGAACCTACGATGGTCGCTACAAAAATAGATGAGAAGGTCACTAAGATTGGACCTTCGGTTCCTGCATCTATTACTAATACTGAGGATGTTAGTTTTGTTCCTGATGTTGACCCAACATTTATTCCGTTTGGTCAATTTAAAGATATTCATAATATTATTAAATCCAGGTTGTTTTATACTGGATTTATTACTGGTCTTTCTGGTAATGGAAAAACCTTTTTGGTAGAACAATCTTGCGCCAAAGCTAAACGTGAATTGTTCCGAGTGAATATCACAGTTGAAACTGATGAAGATGACCTTCTTGGTCACTACGTTTTAATTGATGGTCAAACCGTTTGGCAAGATGGTCCTGTAATTCAAGCAATGGACCGTGGTGCAGTTCTACTTCTTGATGAGGTAGACCTTGCATCAAACAAAATAATGTGTTTGCAACCAGTACTTGAGGGTAAAGGTGTTTATGTCAAAAAAATAAATCGTGCAGTCAAACCCAAGACTGGTTTTAATGTGATTGCTACTGCAAATACTAAAGGAAAAGGTTCTGATGATGGCCGATACATTGGCACTAACATCCTCAATGAGGCATTCCTTGAAAGATTTGCAATTACTATAGAGCAGGAATATCCTACTCCTTCCGTTGAGAAAAAAATTCTCATTGGTGTGATGCAATCACATGGTAGTCTTGATGATGGATTTGCTCAAAAACTAGTTGATTGGGCAGATATCATCCGCAAGACGTATTATGATGGTGGAATTGATGAAATCGTTACTACAAGGCGTCTTGTTCATATCGTAAATGCATTTAAGATTTTCGGTGACCGAATGAAGGCAATACAACTTTGTGTTAATCGTTTTGATGATGAAACTAAACAGGCATTTCTTGACCTGTACACCAAAGTTGATGGTGAAGTTAATAAAATTTCAGAAGAATCTTCCGAAGGAGGTGGAAACAAAGATGATTCTGATGACTTAACACCTTTTTAATTGACATATAAATAAAATAGGAGTCCTATTAGGACTCCTATTTTAGTATTTACTAGTGAGAAATTATGAATTTAGAATTAAACGGAAATGTGATTGTCCGACATAAATCAATACCAAATTGCGAGTGGTGCGATAAAGCAAAGGCATTATTGGATGAGAAAGAACTGCCTTATGCAGTTGTTGATTCTGATAAGTGGTTTTTTGGGGCATTGATGAAAGCTACCAACTCTAAAAAAGTTCCTCAAATTATTATGAAAGGTAAATTTGTGGGAGACTATTTTGGATTAGTGGAACATTTAAAAGAAAATAATGAGAGTTCCTAGTAGCCCTTTTAAGGGGGATATAGGAGCAGATAATATTGCAGTCCCATATTAAGGAGAAAAGTGCATATTGAAGTAAAAGCAAGTGATTTGCAAAAGAAAAAAATATTTGTAGCAACCCCAATGTTTGCTGGACAGTGTGCTGGAATGTATACGAAAGCCTGTATTGATTTGGCCACAATGTGTGCAAATTATGGTGTTGAATGTAGATTCTTTTTTATATTTAACGAATCTTTGATTACACGAGCAAGAAATTATTTAGTAGATGAATTTTTGAGAGCCGAAGAATTTACACATTTAATGTTTATTGATGCGGATATTAATTTTAATCCAAAGGATGTATTATCACTTGCGGTTCTTTGCGATGATGAACACCCTATTATTGGAGGTCCTTATGGTAAAAAATGTATTGCTTGGGAACGAATAAGGACCGCAGTTGATGTAGGTATTGCAGATGAAGACCCAAATGAATTATCGAATTTTACAGGAGATTTTGTTTTTAATCCAGTACAAGGAACAAAAGAATTGCAAATTAATGAGCCTGTAGAAGTTTTAGAAATAGGAACTGGTTTTTTTATGGCCCAAAGGGAAGTTTTTTCAAAATGGAAAGACGCATACCCTCAATTTCATTATAAACCAGACCATAATCGGTCAGAACATTTTACTGGAGACAGATATATTCATGCGTATTTTGATACTGTAATTGATAATGAAAAATATATGCCAATGGGCGCAACTAATTCGTCTGATAGATATTTGTCTGAGGATTATGCATTTTGCCAATTGGCGAGACATATTGGAATAAACATATATCTATGTCCTTGGATGAAATTGGGTCATATTGGAACTTATGTTTTTGAGGGTTCAATGGCGGACCTTGGTAGAATAGATACTACAAATACTTGGGCAGCGAGCAATTTAAAAAAAGCAGAGGAAATTAGACAAGACAGGAAACTACTAATTGAAAATGCTAAAGCGGTTGAAGAAATTGAGAATGTTCAACAAAAAAGTGAATCGAGAAAAGAGAGAAGAACTAAATTAAAAAAGAATAAAAGTTGACTAATATAAAATATGATGTTATACTATTATAATATAATGTACTAATCTAAAATATGGAGTAATATGAAGTTAAGTGAAGAAACATTGTCCGTACTTAAAAATTTTTCTGCTATTAATAATGGTATTTATTTTGAACAAGGACGAACAATTAAAACAGTATCTCCACAAAAATCTATTCTAGTGGATGCAAATGTAGAAGAGGAGTTTCCTACAGATTTTGGTATTTATGACCTTAATAAATTACTTGGGGCACATTCATTGTTTGAAAAAAATCCTGAAGTAACATTTGATGAAAAGCATTTGACGATTTCTAGTGGAAATAATCCCGCTGAAGCCACTTTATCGCAAGTGATTTATTCGTATTGTGATGCTAGTTTGGTTGTCCGCCCACCTAATAAAGAGGTAGCACTGCCTTCGGTTGATGTATCATTTAACATGTCTACAGCAGTATATGATGCAGTTGTAAAAGCCGCTATGGTTCTCCAAGTTCCAGAAATTGCAGTGATTGGTGATGGTTCAAAAATGAAACTTGTTGCTTATGAAAGTAAGAATGTAATGAGTGACCAATATAATATATGTGTTGTTGGTGAAACTGATAAGACCTTTTCTATGATATTCAAGGTAGAAAATTTCAGTAAATTGATGAGTAAAAATTATATTGTATCTATCTCTGCTCGTGGACTTTCTAAATTTGAATCTGATGATGGTAAACTTACTTATCATGTAGCAATTGAGCCGAATTCAAACTTTGAAGGGTAATCTCTTTTTGTATTAATAATGAAATAATATTATGCAACACCGTGAATCATTTGTGTGGTGCGAAAAGTACCGACCAAAAACAATAAGTGAATGTATCCTACCAGAACACATCAAACAAATATTTGAAGGTACAAAAAAACAAGGCCGTATTCCTAATCTTATATTGAATGGTGGTCCTGGTACTGGTAAAACTACAATTGCGAAAGCACTTTGTAATGAAGTTGGGTGTGACTATCTGTTTATTAATGGTTCTGAAGAATCAGGTATTGATGTGTTGCGGACAAAAATTCGTGGCTATGCATCCACTATGAGTTTCGATGGTGGACCTAAAGTTGTCATACTCGATGAAGCAGATTATCTTAACCCTCAAAGCACTCAGCCTGCTTTGAGGGCATTTATAGAAGAATTTGAGAAGCATTGTACATTTATATTTACTTGTAATTATGCAAATCGTATAATATCGCCTCTACATTCAAGATGTCAATTTATTGAATTTAAAATAGGTAATGTTGAGAAACCTGCTATGGCAGGGGCTTTTATGAAACGTATAGAATATATATTAAATACGGAGAATATTGAGTACGATAAAAAGGTAGTTGCTGAAGTAATTATGAAACATTTTCCAGATAATCGGAGAGTCTTAAATGAACTTCAAAAATATTCGTCATCTGGTAAAATTGATTTGGGTATTCTTTCACAAGTAGCTGAAGTTAATTTGAAAGAATTAATGTGGGCATTGAAAGAAAAAAAATTCAATGAAGTGCGTAAGTGGGTAGTGGATAATGTAGATAATGACCCTCAAAAAATATTTCGTAAAATATATGATGTTGCATTTGAGTATGCCCAACAGTCTTCAATTCCGCAATTAATATTAATATTAGCAGATTACCAATATAAATCTGCATTTGTAGCAGACCAAGAATTAAATTTAGTGGCATGTCTTACAGAGGTAATGGTAGAATGTCAATTTAACTAGGATAAATTAATTATGGATGGATTTAAAGGACATTTTCAAGATAAAGAAAAACATTATCATGAAAATTTTGATTTCTCTAATTTTAGAGAAAATAAAGATGTTTATGCGTTTTGTTTAGGTGAAGGTCCTTTAGATTGGGATAATTTGTCCTTCGCATATCATCAAGATAGAAAATTATTTTCAAAATATATTGGTGTACCAAAATCAGATTTGGGATATGGTGAAAAAATTAAATGGCAACATATAGACGTCCTTGATAGCAGACATATATTTTTTTCAACATTTATGTTTTCTTATTGTAAAGATATTAAAAATATCGTAGAAATTGGTGGAGGATATGGGAATGTATATAGATTAAATCATTCTATTATAAATTTTGATAAATGGACTATTATAGATTTGCCCTTTGTATCCGACCTTCAAAAATGGTATATTAGTCATGAAGTTAAAGATATAAGTAAAATAAATTTTATTTCTGCTTATAATTATTCTTCTATAATTCATGAAAAATTTGACCTATGTATTGGGTCACATAGTGTTAGTGAATTAGCATGGGATGATTTTGAGGCGTATTATAATACTATTATTCGTAATTCTAAATATTTCTTTTATGCTGGTCATAGTTGGAATTGTGGTGCCGATTTACTTAGTAGAAAATTGAATCATATATTACAAGATTTTAATTTGGTGAAAGAATGGGACGAGGGTTTTATAGATAGTTATGATAATAATCAACTATATAACAATTTATATGAGAATAAGAGATTATGACTCCGTTTGATTTTTTGAATGAAATAACTTATGGCAAAAAAGACCTGATGGTTGATGATATTGAACATCAGGTTGAAAAACAATATAATCCTTTTATTGTTAATCGCGGCCTTTCATATTTTTATGATACAGTCATTTATGCAAATGATATGAATATTCGGCATCATCTTGATAAAAAACTACAAAATACTTATCTGCTAAATATTATAAGGAAGAAAAAACGATATTCAAAATGGTATAAAGCAGATAAATCTGAATTGCTTGAAATCGTTATGGAGTATTATGGCTATAGTATTAAAAAATCAAAAGAAATATTTCCCTTATTGACCTCTGAAAATATAGAGAAAATGAGACAGGTGTTGGATAAGGGTGGGATGAAAGGATTGAAATGACATATGGTATTGAACAAATGATAGAAGTTACAATCAAGGAACCAGATGATTTCCTTAAAATCAAAGAAACGCTAACTCGTATTGGTGTTGCCTCACGTAAAGACCAGACCCTTTATCAATCTTGTCACATATTACATAAACAACAAAAATATTACATAGTTCATTTTAAGGAACTATTTGCACTTGATGGAAAATCTACTAATTTTTCAGATAATGATGTAGCAAGAAGAAATACAATTACAAATCTATTATCAGAGTGGGAATTGCTTACAGTAGTAGAACCGGAAAAAACAAAAGACCTTGTTGTATCTTTAAATCAATTAAAAATCTTATCATTTTCCGAAAAAGAAGAATGGACACTTATTCCCAAATATAATATTGGTAAAAAATCATAATAGGTGATAATATACATAATTGAATTGTCATGACCACAATTAAAATACAACAAAAATTAGGCGTATTCTGTTTATATGATGATATAAAAATACCTTCATTAGCAACAGAAAAATCAGCATGTTTTGACCTTAAAGCATATCTTAAAAGGGGCAATACTATAATTGGTTATAATCAATACAATTATAAAAAAGAACTTATTTTAGATACTGATTGTCTGGTTATGCTTCCTTCATGGAGATATCTTATTCCTACAGGATTAATATTTGATATACCTGCAGGATATTATATCAAGGTTCATCCTCGTTCAGGTAATGCGTTGAAAAAAGGGTTAATCACTGCAAATAATACGGGGATTATTGATGAAGATTATGTAGAAGAATGTAATTGTATTATGATAAATGTTACTGATGACCCAATTGAGGTTTATCATGAAGACAGAATAGCACAAGCAGAATTGCGTAGGACAGAAAGTTTTGTTATGAGAAGACTAGAACATAGACCAGGACAAAAAACTGACCGAGATGGTGGTTTTGGGTCTACAGGAGCTTGACAAATTCGATATTTGTGTTATAATATTTAATAAATAGTTTTATAGTAGTTATGAGATGAGCCGATAGTCGGGCATCTCTATTAGTGGCATATCGCCACACGGAGTTAGCCGATGCGTAACTCTAAAAAATAATCTCGCTAAAATAGGAGAAATATGTTGAGCAATCAAATGTCTATAACCTTCCCACAAAATCTTCGAGAATTTGAAAAAGCGTTCCAAGCAAGTGTTGGATTCGATTCTTTTTTCTCTCGATTATTTGACGTTGATTCTGATGCTACTGCAAGCACAGGATACCCTCCTTATAATATCAAAAAAACTGGTGAGTACGCATATCAAATTGAAATGGCGCTTGCTGGGTTTTCTAATGATGAATTACAGGTAGAAGTGGTGGACGGTACACTTTCAATTAAGACTGTTCCCTCTGAAAAAGAGGAAAAAGATGTATTCCTTCATCGTGGAATTGCAAAGAGGCAATTTTCCAGAAAGTTTACTCTCTCTGACGATGTGGTTGTGAAGGGTGCAGACCTGTATAACGGGCTTCTAACCATTGACCTGGAAAGAGTTGTTCCAGAGGAAAAGAAACCTCGGGAAATTCCTATCAATGTTGGAGTGAAAGTAGTAGAACATAAAGTAGTATAACTTTAGAGGCGGTCTTCGGACCGCCTTTTTTTTAGGAGCAACCTTGAAAATAACACAGAATTTTTCTTTAAAAGAAATGACCTTTTCTGATACTGCTATTAGAAAAAATATTGGAAATATCCCAGGCACAGAAGAACTTATAAATTTAACGAATCTTTGTTGTCATATTCTTCAACCTGTCCGAGAACATTATGGGAAATCTGTAAGGATTAATTCTGGATACAGGTGTGTTGAATTATGTGAAGCAGTAGGAAGTTCTGCAAAATCACAACATGCAAAGGGGCAGGCTGCTGATTTTGAAATTAATGGATTATCAAATAAAGAATTGGCAACTTGGATTTATAATAATTTAGATTTTGACCAAATTATTTTAGAGTTTCATGACCCTGATGACGACCCTAATAGTGGTTGGGTTCATTGTTCTTATAGAACTGATGGAACAAATCGCCATAATGGATTAATTATTAATAAAAAAACTAAAGGTAATTATGTATCTTGGAAGCCATGAAAATTTTATCCGCAGGACTTGATATAAAAAAAGTGAATTGACAAATGCATATAATTGTGTTATGATGTATTAGATGAACTTGAAAAGTCCTTATTAATATAGATATTCTAATTTTGGTCTATGAGTTTTTATACTAACGTTCAAAATGTAAAAAGTAAAATCTTTTTTCGTGGCATTGACGACCAAGGAAATCATTTCAATCAAAAGGTCGATTACAGCCCTTCCTTATACATATCCTCTACAAAAGAATCTAAATGGAAAACACTTGAAGGTGAAAGTGTTTCTGAAATTCCTTGTGGTTCAATCAATGAAGCAAGAAATTTTATTCGTAGATATGAAAATATAGATAATTTCAAAATTTACGGTAATACTAATTTTCATTATTGTTTCATTGCTGATAATTATCCAGGTACACTGTCATATGATATTCATCAAATAGGTATTGCAAATATTGACATTGAGACTGGTTCTGAAAATGGATTTCCTGACCCTCAAGTGGCACAAGAAGAAGTAATTTCAATATCTGTAAAATTTAAAGATAAATTCTTTTCATTTGGTTGCGGAGAATTTAAATCAAATCAAGAAAATGTGCATTTCATGAGATGCAATAATGAAATTCATTTATTGCAAGAATTTCTTTTATTTTGGGAAAAACTTGATATTGATATTGTAACTGGTTGGAATGTGAAATTTTTTGATATACCGTATCTGGTTAATCGTATGAATCGGGTGTTCGATAAACCTGAATATCAAAGATTATCACCATGGCGATTTGTGAGCGAAAGAACTGTGAATCAAATGGGGTTTGGAGGTACACGAGTACAACAAGCATTTGAACTTGTAGGTATCGCAACTCTTGATTATCTTGATTTATATAGAAAATTTACTTATACACAACAAGAAAATTATAGATTAGACCATATTGCACATGTAGAATTAGGTGATAGAAAATTAGATTATTCAGAATTTGGCAGTTTACATCAATTATATAAACAAGACTTTCAAAAGTTCATGGAGTATAACATTAAAGATGTTGACCTTGTTGATAGACTTGAAGACAAATTGAAATTAATTGAAACTGCAATTGTTCTTGCATATGACGCAAAAGTGAATTATACGGATGTATTTACACAAGTGAGAATGTGGGATACCTTGATTTATAATGAATTGCGAGAAAAAGGTATAGTCCTTCCTCCAAAGAAAAATACATTCAAAGATACTCCATATGAAGGTGCGTATGTAAAAGAGCCAAAACCAGGAGCATATAATTGGGTTGTGTCGTTTGATTTGAATAGTTTGTATCCTCATTTGATTATGCAATATAATGTTTCGCCTGAGACAATGGTGCCTAATTATCCTCCTCAGTCTGTATCTGTTGATAAATTTTTGGACCGTGATATTGATACAACATATTGTCAACAGCAGGATTTGTCAATATCGGCAAATGGTTATCATTTTCGTAGAGATATTCAGGGATTTCTTCCTGCTATGATGGAAAGGATGTATAATGAGAGGTCGAAGTTTAAGATACAAATGCTTGAAACTCAACAAGTATATGAGAATGAGAAGAATCCAACCGAACGTATAAAATTATCAAAAGAGGTTGCAAGACTTGACAATATGCAAATGGCAAGAAAGATTCAACTTAATTCTGCATATGGTGCATTGGGTAATCAATATTTTCGTTTCTTTGATGTGCGACAAGCAGAAGCAATTACAACTGGTGGACAGTTAGCTACAAGATGGGTTGAACGTGATGTAAATAAGTATTTAAATTCCATACTTAAAACTGAAGATAAAGATTATGTAATAGCATCAGACACTGATTCAATTTATGTGTGTTTAGATGACCTAGTGAAGAGTGTGTTTGATGATACAAGTGATATTCCAAAGGTAATAGATTTTCTTGATAAAGTGTGTGACGGGAAAGTACAGGATTGTATAGATAGGTCTTTTAAAAGATTAAGTGATTATATGAATGCATATCAGCAAAAGATGATTATGAAACGAGAAGTGCTTGCTGATAGGGCAATTTGGACAGGTAAAAAACACTATATGATTAATGTGCATGACAGTGAAGGTGTAAGATTTAATAAACCTAAAATCAAAGTAAAAGGACTTGAATCTGTTAAGTCCTCTACTCCTGCTATTGTAAGACAACGACTGGTTGACGCATATAAGATTTTGATGAATGATACAGAAGATGATATGATTACTTTTGTCGAAGGATTTCGTAATGAATTTGAATCTTTGCCTCCAGAAGATGTTGCGTTTCCTCGTTCAGTTAAAGGTATTGAGAAATATAGTGACCCATCAATGTTATATAAAAAAGGAACACCAATACATGTGAAAGGAACTATCATACATAATAAATTATTGAAGGACCATAAATTAACTAGAAAGTATCAGATAATTCAAGAAGGAGAGAAGATTAAGTTTTCATATTTGAAAATACCGAATCCTGTTGGAGATACGGTTATTAGTATGGGCAATACTTTACCTAAAGAATTTGATTTGCATAGATTTATAGATTATAATATGCAATTTGAAAAGACGTTTCTTGGCCCCTTGAAAGATATTTTGAATTGTGTAGGTTGGGACCATGAAAAACGAAATACTATTGAAGATTTTTTTATTTAAGGAGTGATAATGGATTTTTTGAAAGATATGATTAAGGAGACTGGAAATGAATACGCTGGATTGGTGGCCGACGGAGTTGAAGCAGGTGATGTTGAATCTTTTATTGATACTGGAAGTTATGCTCTTAATGCATTATTATCGGGAAGTATCTATGGTGGATTACCGTCAAATAAAATTACTTCCTTTGCTGGAGAAACGGCTACAGGAAAAACGTTTTTCGTGCTTGGTATTGTCAAACAGTTTTTATCAGATAATCTTGGCGGGGGTGTTCTTTATTTTGAGTCTGAATCTGCTATAACTAAACAGATGATTGAGCAACGAGAAATTGATACTTCTCGTATGGTGATTTTACCAGTTGCGACTATACAAGAATTTGCTCATCAAGTTACAAAAATACTTGATAAACATCTTGCTAGTGAAGATAGACCACCATTGATGATATGTCTTGATAGTCTTGGTATGTTATCAACTTCAAAGGAAGTAGGTGATATTGCTGAAGGAAAAGAAACAAAAGATATGACTAGAGCCGCCCTTGTAAAAGGCGCATTTAGAGTATTGACACTTAAAGCAGGAAAAGCAAAAGTTCCTGTATTGGTTACAAATCATACATATAGTCAAGTTGGAGTGATGTTTCCTCAACAAGTAATGGGTGGAGGTACAGGACTTTATTATGCTTCAAGTAATATTGTATTTCTTTCAAAAAGAAAAGAAAAAGATGGAACAGAAGTTATTGGTAATGTAATTCATTGTAAAAATAAGAAATCTAGACTGACTGTGGAAAATAAGCAAATTGATGCACTAGTGACTTATGATAAAGGATTAGACCGTTGGTATGGTATGATTGAACTTGCTGAAGAGACAGGAATTTTTAAGAAAGTTTCTACACGTTTTGAATTGCCTGATGGTTCAAAAATGTTTGGTAAACAAATTATGCGAGACCCAGAAACATATTTTACTGAAGATATTATGAAAAAAATTGATGAATATTGTAAAGAAAAATTTTTATATGGTTCTAAAAAATCTGTTGAAGTGAACGAAAATGAAGAAACCGTTTAGTAAAGATTTTTCAAAAATTCATCATTCAGACACTATAGAAAATGTTAAAAAACTTTCTTATGGTTCTGGTTTGTGGAATACGTATTATAAAAATACGCTTTGGAAATTAGATTGTTTAATAGACCGTGCGTTATATATAAAAAATAAAAAAATATCAGGTAATGTTGCAGAAGTAGGAATTGCTAAAGGAGGTTCTGCTAAAATTTTAGCGAATATATTTTTAGATAAAAAAATACATTTATTTGATACATTTCAAGGATTACCTATAGAAGACCCCTTGAGTGGCCTTGTTATTGGTGATTTTCAAGAAAATGAAGATGATGCGAAATTATTTTTATCAAATAATGATAATGTTCAATTTAATGTTGGAACTTTTCCAGATACAGTAAATTTGAGTTCAACGGATAATTATTCTTTTGTACATTTAGATGCTGATACATATCAGAGTACCATGGATGGATTAATTTATTTTTATCCTAGACTTACGAATCAAGGATATATTTTAATAGATGATTATATGTTTGATGAATTGCCTGGGGTAACAATGGCAGTTTTAGAATTTACAAAAATGCATGATATAAAATATCATTTGCCTGAAAGATGGATGTGTCTGATACAAAAAACTTAACAGAATGGTACGATATAGTTCCAAATCCTCAAAATGAAGATGATGAGCAACAGGTATTTCATATTAAACAAGGTAAATTTCAAGATGTAGTTTATAAATATAATCGTTTTGGGGTTAATGACAATCCAAATGAAGATGGCACATTGACTTATAAGTTTGAGTATGATATACTACAAATACCTGAAAATATTGTAAATAAACAATATGCTGATGAAGAAGGAAAAGAATTTGAAACTTTAATTGGTGATATACTAATCGAAGTTATTCAAGATAATATTACAAAAACAGAAAGTGAGGATGGAAAGACTAGAAGATACGATATTAAAGAACCTGTTGTATAATGATGATTTTGTAAGAAAATCATTACCATACTTGAAAAATGATTATTTTCTTGAGCATACTGATAAAATTCTATT